CCGATTTGGGAAATTGTTAAACTTGAAATAACAAAAACAAAACGCAAAAGGCAAAAAGGCCTAAAGGAGGTTGAAATAGAGGGACTCGTTCAATCTTGTGGAGATTGCGATATTCGAGCATAGTCATGAACTCTTTTGGAGTAGAGTCAGGTTGCTCAGTGAAGTGAGAGTCATTCCATTTCGGGGAATAGGAGAGCGGGCCATGGTAGTAGGAATAAACATATCGTACATCGTAAAGGGATGGGAATTTGTCTAAATTAATTATGTCTTGATAGGCATCTAGGGCTTTGAATTGGCCAGGAAGGTAGCGAGAGACATGAAGCATAGCGAGCGGGTCTGAGGTGTCAGCGTAGGGAAGGAACGTGTAGTAGACGTCTTTGCAGAAAGCGTGGAAGATAGGATCCATGCCGGCAGCGGCGTAAGCAATGCCAATAGCGCGAGCGCTTTGGTATCGGAGTTCGATTCCGTGTTCGGGGTAGCATAGTTGGGCAACTAGCTTGCCGAGGGGGCGGACGGGATCACCATAATTGCATTGATACGAAAGGGTTTCTATTTTACCACGGATTGAGGTAATGACTGATTTAGTCTTGGATAGAACCATGTTGTATCGGCGGAGAGCGTAGGATTCAAACCACTCAATGAAGGAGTGAAGACGAAAGATTTCCCAGTCAGTAAAGCCTGAGTTGTCATCGCCCATAATGAATAGTACGATCTTCTTGATTTCGGACGGGGGAACGCCAAATTCAAGGAGGCCATCAATAATGAGGAAGAGGTTTCCGAATGAGTCGAGGTATTGCGTATTGAATAAACCGGAGGGGACGCCACAATGTGTGCGGAGATAGGCGAAGCCATCGGCTGTTACAAAAACGAGTGAATTGTACCAGGAGTGGAGAAAGTGAAGGAGGTTGGTCATTCTAGAGAAGAGCATGTCAGGAGTGAGACCTGGGTAGCTGGGGTATTCTACAGTAGGAGCGTAGCCATCGGAGATGATGATTAGCGATTCGAGGAAGTCGGTATAGTATATATCAGTAATGACGCGGGGTAAGCGTTGATCATACTGAGACCAGTCGATTGTGAAGAAGGAGGTGAATGAGCGTGCGAGTTTGTCGAGGTAGCGATTAGAGCCACGGATTGTTTCAAGGCCATACATGATGCAGCAGTGGGGGGAGCGTGCCATTATCATAAGAGGAAAGGTGAGCATTGATTCAATGATGAGGAAAAGGTCATCAACGGCGTAAACGGGACGTTGTTTGAGATTACCATCACGGTCGGAAATGTGGTTGCGGGTGAATAGCAGAGTAGGTCGTTCGAGGAAGAAAGAGCGTAGTTGAGACATTCGTTGGGAGAAGTCGAGATTCGCGGGACGGAAAGGGTAGCCGTATTTCTTGATGTTGTGGATGTAGGAGCGAGCATATTCATGGGTCGTATTATAGAAATAACCTTTGGAGAAGGGACGAGTTGCATATTCTTTAACATGGGCATAGGTTGCGTGGACACGGGTGAAGATATTGTTACGGTTGAAGTAGCCAGTACCTGTGTGTAAGGGACGTTTGTCGTATTGTGTGTCGACGAAGTGAAGCGGACGGAAGGGAGTGCAGTTGAGGAAATGTTGGATAAGAGAAAGGACTGTAAATTTGCGTGCGTCATCGATTGGTTCTGAGGGGATCTGTTCGCGATTGAAGTCGGTGAATGTAGCATCGGTAGTGCCGAGGGGTCGGACGTATTTGTCGGTGTAGTATTCGTAGATCGGGTACTTGTTGTGAAGTAAGAACTTGAGGAGGGGATGAAGTGCGTAGCCAGTTTCTGGGAGTTCTTCGGTTGCATAGGTCGGATTCGTTTTGTGATATCGGTACGGGAGTGCGATAAGGCCGGGTTTAGGTTGTCGAGATTCTGGAAGATTGTCGAGATCGTAGTCAGTGAAGAGGTCGAAAGGTTCATTCTTTTTCGCGTTAAGGTTGCGGATTCGAGTGATTTCTTGTTCGATGTTGTGTTCGTATTCTGAGGTCAGATATTGTTCGAGATCTTTGTCGCGTGAGGATTGTTCATAACGGATGAGGTCGAAGTCGGTTGGATCGGCTGGGACGGGATGTTGTTCGTTCTGAAGGGCGCGGTGAGAGAATAGTTCGCCAAGATAGTTTCGGACATTGTGCAGTGCAGTAGATATGTGTGAAGCCATGGTGCAGGAGTGAGCTTTTGGTATGAGCTTGGGTGTTGGTTTAGGACTTAGAAGTTTCTG